TCTCTTTGCACTCTGTAACATCCTGCACATCAGACCCGCCGACCTCCTGAGCGCCGATACATAACCAAACGCCCCCGCCAGTGTTTCCACCAGCGGGGGCGTTTGTGTAAAAAAAGATCCCGGCAGCCTTGTACGAAAAAGCTGCCGTTGCGCGCATGGGACAATGTCGGAGAAAAACGTAGTCAATGACTCTCTGCCTGCTGACACATCCAGTATACCATACCTCATGTGCATCGGCAAGCAAGTCGGAAAGGAGTTTTTATGGCCAAAAATAAAAAGCGTGCCGATGGACGGTATTCCTGTCAGGTCTACCTCGGCAAAGGCCCGGACGGAAAACGCAAATACAAGACCTTCTATGGCTCGACCCTCCGTGAGGCCAAGGCCGCTGCGGATGATTTCCGTTCTGCCGTCAGCAAGGGCATGGACCCGGAGCAGGCCGAAGCCACCTTAGGCACCCTGTACGATAACCTCATTGCCGCCAAAAAGGCAAAGGGCATCGGCCAGAAAAGCATTGACCGACTGGCGACCAATAAGGCCCACTGGGGCGAACTGGTGGATGTCCCGGCGTCTGAGCTGCGCGCGGCCGACTTCCAGAAGGTGCTCAACAACTTGGCCGACTGGCACGACGGCAAGCCGCCTCTCTCCCACTTCACCCTCACCAACCTGCGCAGCAGCGCCAAGGCCGCGTATGACCTCGCCATCCCGGAGATTGTGATGTACAACCCTTTGGTCAAGACCATCACCCCCGCCGGGGCCGCACCGGAGCCGCGCGACCCCCTCACCGAAGAGCAGCAGCGCTGGATCCGCGAGACACCCCACGCCGCCCAGCGAGCCGCCATGCTCCTGCTCTACTCCGGCCTCCGCCGCAGCGAGGCCACCGCCCTCACTTGGGCCGACATCGACCTTGACGACGCCACCATCACGGTCAACAAAGGCTACGACTTCCGCGCCAAGAAAGTCAAGATCACCAAGACGCCTGCCGGCGTCCGCGTCGTCAGCATCCCCAAAGTTCTTGTCGATTATCTTCGCACCCAGCAGGATGGCTGCTTCTATGTGCTCCACAACCACAAAGGCCAGCAGATGACCGAGCAGGGCTGGAAGCGTCTGTGGGAAAGCTATATGCGCGACCTGAACGTCAAGTACGGCTACGACGGCCAGCAGAACAAAAACCGCCCGGGCGGCCTGCCCATGCGCATCGACACCTTCACCCCGCACCAGCTCCGCCATACCTTCTGCACTCTGATGTACTTTGCCGGTGTGGACGTCATGACCGCCCGCGACCAGATGGGCCACAAAGACATCTCGGTCACGCTTGGCATCTATACCGCCCTCGACAAAAAATTCAAGAAGAAGAAAATAAACCGTCTGGACACTTACCTCAAAAAGTCCTGTACACAGTCCGGCTGACTTGCTTCTTGCCCTTTTTGACTTGCATCTTGACTTGCATTTCAAAAAAACTTTCCGGGAAATTAGGGCAATTAGCGCCCACATTCCCCTCCGAAGGCTATCTCCCAGCCAAACAAAAATCCCCGAAAAGCCAGGCGCGAAGCCACTTTTCGGGGATTTTACTTTGGAGCTACTGATCCGATTCGAACGGACGACCTGCTCATTACGAGGATGTCAATATATCAAAATTTCTATCATACATACGTTAAAGCAGAAATTGTTTGACTTGCATTTGACTTGCATGTCGATTTTTTTGATGTCCCGAATTATTCTCTTTTTCTTCGCGGAATCGGCTCAAAATCCCAATCCGCCAATTTTACTCAAATATGCACGTCTGCTCCGCTGGGCATCTTACTTCATCACCCTCTTCTTCGCCCTCTCATACTCCTCATCGCCTGCCAGTGCGGCCTGGGTGAAGCTGTTGTTCTTCCACCATGCGGCCAGCGCAGCACCGACGGTAAACCCGGTGGAGATCATCTGTTCGAGCTGGGCATTGTCGATGGGCAGCAAAGGCTTGCCCGCTGCGCTGAGCAGCTGATTTGTCAGGGCGAGGCCCAGCACAGCGGTACGGGTCAGAGTACCGGCGGAGATCTTCTTTTTCATATCAGTTCTTGCCTTTCTCGGGCGTCTCGGCCCGCTGCTTGAGGATGTCGATGGCCTTGGTGATGGCTGCGGGAATGGGCAGACCCATCAGGCCGGCATTCTCGACGATGGAGATGGCCTCGTTGGCCGAAAAGCCGATGATCGCCGCGTCGCGGACGAAGCTGCCGCCGATGACAGCATCAAGCTGGCAGGCCACCAGCACGATGAGCAGCGTCTCACCCTTGCGGATGAGGCCCTTCCAGCCTGCCTTGCTTTCCAGTGCGCCGGTCTTGGTCTTGGGGCTGGCGTGGAACACGCCCGCCACCACCAGACCGGTGATGTAGTCGATGGCCATAAAGATGACCAGCGTCTGCAGGGCAGTGTCCCAGCCACCGAACAGCGAGGCAATGACACCGCCGATGATGCCGATCGCGGTGCAAATGGTATCCTTCATTTTCTTCACTCCTTTACATGGTCCACCGGCTCTTGCCCGCCCGAGTATCAATATGTACCCAGCCGGTCACGCGCTTGGGATGCTTTGTATCCTTCGGGTACCGCCCGATGCCGCCGCGCCCGGGAAGCAAGGTCTCAGCGTAGGCGGCGACAGTCGCCACCGGCACACCTTCGACGTAGAAGTCTGCCGCCCGGCCCAGCAGGTGCTGGCTGCTCTTGCTGCCGCCCACGGCGGCATTGTGTTCGGCGGTGCGGTAGCCGCTGGTGATATGTACCGGCTTACCGAAGTGCTCCCGGATGCACTGCAGCAGCACCACCAGCTCGTCGTCGATAAGGACAACGTCGCTGCCCTTGCAGGCGAACTCGCGGACGCGGAAGCTGGGCGAGAGCTGCCGGGTGGAGTCGCGGGTCATGGAATATTCACGAATCGACATCCTTATCCCTCCACTCAATACTTCTTCCCGCAGATCTCCTCGAAATCCGCCTTGGTGATGATGCCCTTGCGGACATACACCCGCAGCATCGCCTCAGAGATGCGGCCCTGCGTCCAGCGCTCGGTCAGTCTTTCCTTGTTGCTCATAACTTCGTTCTCCTTTCTCATTCTGCGTCTGGCATACTCAGAGCTACCATGTCTTCCAGAGCGTCCGCAATGCGGGTCTGGTCGGAGACGCCGGCGTCTGCCATGGGAGGGTTATCCTCAAAGGCCTCGATGGCGGCCAGATAGTCCTCGTCGGTGGTGCAGGCACTGAAATCGCAGCCCGCCTTGCGGTAACGCTCCACCTCATTATCGAAGACCAGCGCGACGCTGCCGTTGATGATGCCGCCGCCCACGATCATCTTGGTGTAGCGGCCCCACTGGTAACGGTCCAGCCACTGCTCAGCGGTAAGCTTCTCACCCACCGGGGTGATGACGTCGGATGTGTTGTCGTAAATTTTGTATCGTGCCATTTTGATTTCTCCTTTCATTACGCCGAATAGACATCGACGACATCCTGATATTGGTCTATCGTGCTACTGATTTTTGAGATACCGCCTGCGAACAGCGCGTAATCTCCAATTACAGCAGATGCAAGGCCATGCCGTCCGACACTCAAGTCTGGCATAGTCGTCTTGGTTAACGCGGTGTTGTATGCATCCACCGTTGCCACATAGGCTGCATCGCTTTTGCCTTTATAGCCACCTGCAAACATTGCGTATTCGCCCACTGTGGCCGAGGCCAGGTCGATCTTTGCGCTGCTCAATTCGACGGCAGTGCTTCGGGTCAGCGAGGCGTCGTACGATTCTACTGTGGAGAGGTATTTTCCCGTAGTGTCGTTCCATCCTCCTGCAAAAAGAAGATGATTCCCGATGGTTGCGGCGGAATGGCCTGTTCTATTGCAACTCAAGGGCTCGGCCCTACTGGACGTAAGAGACGAATCATATGTCTGTACAACTCCTGTACCCCCAATGGGTTCAATATGAGACGTATCCGTGTTTAAATCACAGCCGCCGCCGAACACTGCATACCCTCCGACTGAACCTCCCGCACAGGCCCATATCTCATCGACCAGCGGCGTTGCAGTCGTCCGGGTGAGAGACGTGTTGTATGCATCTACGGCGGACTGCGACATTGTAAATAAGCCATTATTCAGCGCATAGGAGCCTACAACTGCTGCGGCACTGTCATATCGGGCAATACTCAGCTCTGTAGCGGTCGTCCGGGTAAGAGATGCATCGTAGACATCCACCGTGCCAAAGGCCGTGTCTCCGCTTCGTCCACCGACGAATAGTGCGTGATTCCCCAGCGTTATCGCCGTCAATTCTTGCCTTGCCACGCTTAGGGAAGCTGCAGTCGTCCGGGTGAGAGATGCGTTGTATGCGTCCATTATGGCCTCACCTTTTTCATAACCGCCGCCTCCGAACAGGGCGTATCCGCCAACTGTCGTTCCGGCAAGGAGGGTTCTGTATTTACTCAGCGGTGTCGCAGTTCCAAATTTGTCAGCCTCCGCACTGTAGCACAGCCTCGCCTTGCCTCCGACACCGATGTACATCTTCTTGACCTTGCGGGCCGTGCCGCCGATGCCGATGTAGGCTTTCTTCATCTTGCGGGCTTTGCTGTTAACGCCCACATAAACTGCTTTTGCCATATCCGGCCTCCTTTACACGTACACGATGAGCACCTTGTTGGTGGTCAATGCGCTTCCCGCCCCCGGGTCGGTGGTCTGGGCGGCAAAAGTCAGGCCGTTGACCGAGTTGGCCGTGCCGCCCGCACTCGAAGACCCGGCGTAGTTGTGGGTATGGGAACTGTTGGCTTTACCGTTGAGTTTGGTGTTCATCTCGCTCTCGGTGTAGTACCGGTCATCATGGGTGTGGCTGGACGCCGCCTTGCCGTCCACGAGGCCTTTCAGCACCTTGCCCTGATTTGCGCTCAGACTCTGGTCGGTGGCCGTACTGGTCAGGTTGTCCTGCACGCCGCGCCAGGTGTTGGCAGTGGGCGGCGTATAACCCAGCGCTGCCGTCACGTTGGCTTTGGTGATGCTGATGGTGCCGCCGGAGTTGGTGATGTTGCTGCCGGTCTTCACGCCTCCAAGGACGCTGGCCGTTGCTGTCGGCAGCGTGTAACCGCTCACACTGCCGCCGACCGATATGGGACCCCATGCCATAGGTCCATCCCTCCTATTTCACAATGTAATAAACTGCCGTGATGGCAGCTGTCGGCGTCTGCTGCGCTCGCAGCCGCAGTTTTCCTGCAAAGCTTTCGGTCGATGTGAGCCCTGCCGTCAGGGCGGTCTTTGCACAGGTCGGTGCTACCACTACGGCCACACAGTCGTTTGCCGTCAGGCCGGACACCGGGATGTCCAGATAATACGGACATCCCGCAGTGCTGTCGCTCGACCAGCCGCTGGCCGGGATGGTCAAAGACATGATGTTCACCTTATCTGCCTTTGTCTTTTCCATCTCTTCGATGCTCTTGGAGGCCGTCTGAGCCACCAGCGCGATCCTGTCCAGCAGCCGGTCCACGGCTTCCTTCAGATGAGCAAGCGTTATCCCCATCTTGTCCTCCTTTAAGAGCCAAACAGTTCATCCAGCATCGCGTTCACTTCGGTGTCGGTCGCCATGCTGGCAGTGATGCGGGCGTCCATGGTCTTTTCCATGTTGGTCACTTTCTGCTTGTCCGCGCTGGTGTAGTCGTTGGTCGAGAGACCCTTGCCGGCTTCCTTCTGGACATAGCCGCTCAGATCCACTTTCCAGTCGCCCATCTTTTCCAGCACGCCGTCGATGACCATGTACTCGTCGTACTTGTCGGAGGTACCGGCAGTACCCTTCGGGACCATGTAGATGTACTGTGCAGCGTCTGCCGCCTTCAGGTCGATGTTCCCGGTCGAGGCGACGATCTTGCGCTTCAGGTGGTCTGCCGCAGCGACAGCTTTGTTGATGGCGGCGGAGACTTCCGTCTCCGTCTGATATTTCTTGTCGTTCGTCAGGTCGCCCACCTTGGTGGGAGCATTGGTCTCCAGCGCAGATACGCGCTGGCCGAGACCGTCCGTCACATTCTTCTGGCGGCGGCCCAGCTCCTGCAGGTCGCGCAGCGCGGGGGTACGGGTCAAATCATAACTGGCCATGTGTTTTTTCCTCTCTTTCTTTTATCCATTAAAAATTTCGTCAAGCATCCTCTGCACTTCTTCAGCGGAAGCCTGCTGCATCGATGCCGTTCCCTTTGCAAACAGCGTTACAAAGGCACGGATGTTCACCTTCGGGGGGATGGCAGCGTAGAACCGCACACCGCCCTCCACGGTCTGAAGCACAGTCGCAAGGTTTGCTTTTTCGACCTCTCCGGCCGTGTCCAGCGTCAGGGTCCCCATCGGGACGTAAGAGCTGTCGCACCCATCGATGGCCACGTCGCAGCTGTACCAGTACCGTCCTACGGACTTGGCCATCTCTTTCCAGCCCGCCGCCGGAATGGTCAAATCATAGCTGCGGTAGTAGCCGCCGGTGTAGTCTCGCAGCGTGTCGGTCACGAGATCCTGTACGCCGTCGTAGTAGCCCTGGATGTCCTGAGCTGTCTTCTTTGCCTCGGCGGCAGAACTGGCCGCATCCGTTGCCGACTGGGCAGCGCGGGCGACTGCCCCTGCTGCGGCATCTTTCACTTCCTTTACTACATTGTCCTTTACCTCCTGGATGGCCTTTTCGGTTTTTTCCTTTGCGCCTGCTGCGGCAGCATCCGCAGCTGCAGACGCCGCCGGGCCGGCTGATGCCTCCACATTGTTCAGTGCATCCGTCTCGGCTTTGCGTATCTCCGTTACCGCCGAGTCTTTTGCGCCGATGGTGTTTTCATATGCTTCATTGGCCTTTGCGGCGCTCTGTCTGGCGTCCTCTCCGGCCTGCCACGCCTCGTTCTTTGCCTGCTCCACGAGGGCTACCAGCTGTTGCCATGCAGGCACCGGCGGTTCGGGGATGTCCCCCATCGTGCCGCTGTTCATGGCCACGCTGTACTTGATGTCTGCGCTGGTCAGGGTGCGGGTTCCGTCGCTTCCCTCAAAGACGAGCCTGCCGCACCCGGGTGTAGAGGTCACGATGGCGGGTACTTCTATTTTTCCGTCCTCCACGAGCGACGAAAACAGCATTCCCCGCTCTGTGTGCCAGAGCGCCCGGATGGTCATTCCCTCCCACTCGCCGGTCTGGGTGATGTTCAGCCGGTATATCCCCCGGTTCCTGCTGTAGCCCAGACGCAGCTGGTTGTCACAGCCCGATGTCCGCGCCGAACCCGTCGAGGCGAGGGAGATATTGCGTTCTATCATCAGGAGCTCTCCTTCCAGAGCTTTTTCAGCTCATCCACCGCGGGCTGCATCTCGCTGTTCTTGTTCGCCGCCCGCTGCAATATCTGCACCAACAGCTTTTTCTCTGCGCCAGTCAGCGACGTTCCCTGCATCTCTCCCTCCGCCATCTTCTGTGCCTGCTGGGCGCTGGCTGCAGCGGAGTCCGCACTTTCGCGGGTGTTCTTTACGGCTTCCAGCATCCGCGCCGTCAGGGCGTCCAGTGCATTATCCGTGCTCATTCTTCTCTCACCTCCACGATATTTCCCTTTGCGTCGATAACGGTATTTCCCGGCAGTGTAAAACAGGGGTGCGTCCAGCACCTGTAAAGGTCAGGCCAGCTCGTGTTTTCCGGTTCGTTCACCTTGTATCCGCCCCAGTTCAGCTTATCCGGTGCCGTCAGCATCTGCGCCCACACCGCTTCAGCGCACTTGTACAGATACTCTTTCAGCGCACTTCCGGTCAGACCGCTGCCGTAGTCGTTCAGTACCGGCGTCCGGGTCCAGAGGCAGAAATGGAAATAGGTGTTCGGTACGCTCCCCGCCGTTTCGGCATCCGCCGCCAGCAGCGCCAGAGCAAGCTTCTTTGCATCGGCAAAGGTCGAGCCTTCCAGGTGGTAGTATTTCGGGCTGCTGGCCGAAGTGTATCCGTATGACTCGAATCCGAACTCATAGCACGAGGGCAAAAAGACCTTCCGGCTCAGCGTGGTCACCGTGTGGCTTCCTGTATAACTGCTGCCGCTTCCGGAGTAGCCGGGCGTGGAGTAAAATTTCGTCTCCGTCAGAATGTCTTTCAGCGCCTGTGGGGCGTCCTTCAGGTATTCGCTGTTCAGGTAGACGTCAATCAGGCTGTCGGCATACGTACACCATGTCGTGTTCCATTTTTTTCCGGTGATACCGTGCCGCCGGGCAAGGAGCGTCCGGCCTTCGCCGTTCAGCTCTTTCTCGTAGTCCTGCGCTATGGCCACGAATTCTTCCGCCGCTGCCCCGTCCTTTTCCACCAGTTTTGTCACCGCTCCCACCGCCAGTTCCTTCAGCATCGGGAGCTTCGCCTCTGCCGTTATGACGATGTTTCCCGTCACATCGGGGATGGAGACGGTCATCTTTTTCTCGTTCCATGCGGTGGCTGTCACGTCTTCGCCGCCCATCGTTACCTTGATGGATATGAGCCAATATCCCTCGTTCAGCGTCAGAGCCGCGGTGTAGGCCTTGCCGCTCTGGACGACCACGTCCGCCCGGCTCGTGCTCAGCCCGTTCAGCCGGTTGGATAC